TTAAAGAAAAAACTAAGGGTGGTATATTATTACCAGACTCTACCAGAGATGATATGGCTTATCTTACTACAGTAGGACAAGTTGTTGCTATGGGTGATTTAGCTTATCATGATATGGAAAAGTTTCCAAAAGGACCTTGGTGTGAATTAAATGACTATGTATGTTATGGTAAACATGCAGGTCAAAAAATACAATATAAAGGAATAAAATATATTCTTTTATATGATGACCAGATAATTATGAAGGTAGAAAGTCCTAAAACATTAGACCCAACCTTTAATTTATCTAAATATAGTGTATAATAATACTTGCACACTTTAAAATAATATAGTATAATATTAATTATAACGTAACTCGTATGTGTCGTTAGCAACGAAAGGAATGAAAATGGAACAACAACAGGAGTGGAGTGAAGTCCAAACTGAAAAACCAGAAAAAGAAAAAATAGAATTTGAAATAGAAAAAGACGAACCAAAAAAAGAAGAACCTAAAATAAAAAAAGAAAAACCTGAAGTAAAAAAAGAAGAACCTAAAGAACTTGAAGGTATAAATACTAAAGGTGCAGAAAAAAGAATAAGACAATTAATTAAGCAACGAAAAGATAGAGATGAAGAAGTTGCTAGATTAATTAAACAAAATGAAGAATTAACATCTAGATTAACTAATACACAAAAAGAATTTACAAATATAAGTAAATTAAATTTAGATGCTACTGAAAAGCAGTTAAAAGATAAATTAGAGCTTGCAAGAACTGCATATACAACAGCACATCAAGAAGGAGATGCTGATAAAATATTAAAAGCTCAAGAGTTTCTTAATGATGCACAGAATGATTTAAAATCAGTAGGTGCAACAAAACAGCAGTTTAAGGAACCAGAGGTTCAAACACAACAAGTGCAACAACCTCAGCAACAATATCAACAACCAACTCCTGACCCTAAAGCACAAAAATGGGCAGAAAATAATGATTGGTTTGGTGAAGATAGAGTTCGAACTGCTGCAGCTCTCGCAATAGATGGAGAGTTAAAAGAAGAAGGATTTAGTCCAAGTGAAGATGAATATTATCAAGAGATTGATAAAAGACTAAAGGAAACTTTTCCTCATAGGTATCAGACTAAAGAAGAAGAACCAAAAGAGGAAAATCGTATGCAGGAAACGTCACCTGCACAAGTGGTAGCAGGAGGTACACGTAGCACTCCTAGTTCTAATAAGAAAGTTAAACTTTCAAAAGAAGATGTAAGATTAGCTAACAAATGGAATATACCACTTGAGCAGTATGCCCAAGAAAAACTGAAAGCAAATAATGCTGAAGGTGAGTATACAACAGTAAACATGCAACGTGGAGGTAAAAAATAATGACACGAATCAATACACGTAGTTCTCAACTTAGAGAAAATAATACTAACGAAGAAATAAATTATCAATTTGAAGAACAAGATAGTTTACATATACCAGATGCAGTAGTAAATCGTTTCAAAAACGAAGGAATGACTCTTGGATGGTTAAGAATAACTCTTAAAGGTCAAGATGATTTTAAATATATTGGTAAAAAAATGCAAGAAGGTTGGCAATTTGTTGAGCTAAAAGAAGTACCTGAGATGGAACAAACATCAGTCGTGAAGGTGGAGGGAAGATACTCTGGAGCAGTCTGTCGTGGGGACATTGCGTTAGGTAAAATACCTACCAAGTTATTCCAAAGTAGAAATGAGTATTACAAAAATAAATCTGACCAATTAATGGATGCAGTTAATAGTCAATTAATGAGAGGAAATAATTCTAGTATGCCTATTTCTAATTCAAGTAAAACCACAGTAACAAAAGGTAGACAACCTAGTTTTCAGAAGTAAATCTTTTGTTGCTTTATTAACAATAAAGGAGATTGAACTATGGCAAGTGTAAATGCCCCTAGAGGTTTGCAAGTCGCAAAGAAGAATGGTGATGGTTCTAACTCTACTGGTATACGAACTATTGATTTAAATCCTGCAAGTCCTGCTGTGGCTTCAGCATTAGTGCCTAACGACATTTTTACTGGAGACCCAATCATAATACATGATGCAGGAACTGTTATACCATGTGCAGATGGAGTATCTATTAAATCTGCAGGTGTTTTTCAAGGATGTAGTTTCGTAAATGCGAGTGGAGAACAGAAATTCGCTAGAAGTATTACAGGTGGAGTTACAGCAACTGATGTAAAAATTCATATTGCAAGTGACCCTGACCAAACATTTTTTATTCAAGCTGATGCAACAGTTACTGGTGCTGCAGGTTTTGGTACTGGTATAAAAAATGGAGTTTATATTGCAGGAACAGGAAGTCATAAAACAGGACAAAGTGGTTATGTTTTAGACGCATCTGGTCCTATTGATTCAACAGGTAATTTAAGAGTTATACGTAGAGCACCTTGGGATACAGGTACTGGAGCATCAGCAGGTGTGACAGACCAATATCCTTGGTATGAAGTACGTATTGCTAACCATGTTGATAATTTCGTAACAGCAACAATAACAGGTTAATAGGAAAGGAGATTAATTATGCCAATAAATAGAGCTGCGATAAGTAAAGAACTCCTTCCTGGACTAAATGCTGTCTTTGGAATGGAGTATGGAGAAGTTAATAATGAGCATGAACCACTATATGAAGTAGAAAATTCAGATAGGTCTTTTGAAGAGGAAGTTCTTTTCACAGGATTTGGTACTGCTCCAACTAAGCAAGAAGGTGCTGCTGTTGTTTATGATGATGCAGGAGAAAGCTTTACAGCTCGTTATACAAACGAGACTATTGCTTTAGCTTTTGCTATTACAGAAGAAGCAATGGAAGATAACCTTTATGATACTTTTGCTAAATTAAGAGCAAAAGGTTTAGCTAGAGCTATGGCTAATACCAAACAAGTAAAAGCTGCAAAGCTATATAACGAGGGATTCACTACAGCACAAGGTGATGGAGTAAGTTTATTTAATACTTCACATCCAACTGTTGGAGATGGTAACCAAAGTAATATAGGTACAGCAGCAGCAATCTCAGAAGCTAGTTTGGAATCTGCTGTAATTGCAATTCAAAAGTTTAAAGATGACAGAGGAATCTTAATTGGTTCATCTGCTGTATCTTTACACGTACCTGTAGACTTAATGTTTACATGTGATGTATTATTAAATACACCAGGAATTGTAGGTAGTGCAGATAACGACATAAACTCTGTTAGAAACTTAGGAGTATTCCCAAGTGGATATATGACTAATAGAAGGTTTACTGATACTAATGCTTTCTTTATTAAAACTGATGTTCCTAATGGTTCAAAGATGTTCAATAGAACACCTTTACAAACTAAAATGGAACCAGATTTTGATACTGGTAACCTCAGATTTAAAGCCAGAGAAAGATATTCATTTGGAGTATCTGACTGGAGAGGTTGGTTTGGTAATCAAGGTGCTTAACCACTAATAACTAGGGGGAGTTGAGATATACTCTCCCTACTATAAGGATTTAAAATGGCAACAAATATTAGAACAGTTAATAAGAGAGCAGGAGATGGAGATATTATTGCTACTCCTGATAGAACAAGAATATTAGGAGTTCATTCTTATTCTAGTATAGCAGGAGTAATAGCTATAGGAGACCAAACAGGCACAGTAATAACCTATGAAGTTCCTGCAAGTGCAGAATCAGATATGTACTTTGGAGAAATGGGTGTATTGTGTAGTGGAACAATAAGTATATCTACACCAGATGCAGGTAGTGTTACTTTAATAACAGGATAACATAGTGCCTAATTATTCATTTCTTAAAACTGATATAATAAATACTATAGAAAATAACTCATCAGAGTTTGAGGAACATATTCCTTACTTTGTAGAGAAAGCTGAAGGTAGAATAGTAAAAGAACTAGATGATTCTGGTTTAGATAACTTTTCTACTTTTTCATTTACAGCTTCTGACCCAGTAGTTAGTTTACCTGATGATACATTAGTTGTAAGAAATGTAAACTTTACTACAAGTGTTTCAACAGCAGCAATCCCTGCTAATTCAAAAATTAATTTATTACAAAGACCTTATGAATATGCAATAGACTATTTTCCTTTTGCTAGTGCATCAACAGGAACACCAAGATATTATTCAAGAAAAACTAATACACAAATTTATATTGTACCAACACCTGCATCTGCAGTATCAGGTGAAATACAATTTACACGTAGACCTTTAGCTTTAGCTAGTGCTACAGGTACAAGTGTAACAACATCAAACTATTTTAGTGAGTTTTGCTATAATGCTTTATTTGCAGCATGTATGGTAGAAGCTACATATTTTATAAAAGATTTTCAAACATTAGGTAACTGGGAAAGTAAATATAAAAATTCTATAGATGGATTACGTAATCAAGCTAGAAGAACTAGACAAGACGATATGGAAGCTGCTAGAAATCCTGCAGGGGGACCTAATCCAATATTAGAAGGGAGACAATAATGCCAATTAGAAAAATAATTAAAAAAACTATTAAAACTATTGGTAGGAAAAAAAGAGGTAGACCTACAGATGAGGATAGAAGATATGAAGCTATATCTGAAGATGTAGAAGATGCTATAAGAAGTAGAAAAGCAGATATAGAACAAAAAAGAAAATTAAGAAAAAAAGCTGCAGGTGGAATAATTAAAAAAAGTATTAAAGCTATTAGTAAAAAGAAAAAAGGTAGACCTAAAAGTAAAGAAGGTCCTACCAAAAAAGTTTTTGTTAATAAACCTATTACTCCTACAAATCAACAAAGTCTTTTAAAACAATATAAAACAGTAAAAGATAGATTTGATAAACAACAAGGTATAATGAAAAGTATTAGAGAAAGAGGAGATAAACCAATAACAGAAGGACAAAGAAAGTCTACAGAATCTTTTATTAGAACTATGATATTTGGTAGTCCTGCTAAAGGTCCAACAATAGTTAAAATTACAAAAGATAGTATTAGAGAAGCTTATAAAAAAGGTAATGAAAGATTAAGAGAATTAGGTAGAGAAATAGATAAAGGACAATCTATAAGGAGTAAAATGCAAAAAAAATCTAAAGTGTCTGCAGGTAAAGATACTTTATATTATAAAAAAGGCACAGGTAAATCAACAATTAAAAAGCCTAGAGGTTTTGGAGCTGCTAGGTATAACAAAAGGAGAAAATAAAATGGGGGCAGTAAATAAATTAATTAAGATGGCTTTAAAAGAATCATCAGAAAAGTTATCAAAAAAATATACTGGTAAAACTTTAACTAATATATTAAAAAGTATTTCTAAAAATAAAACTGGTTTAGAGGAACAAGGCATTAAAGTAGGACCTTTAAAAAAGAAAGTAGCTAGTGCTAAAAATAAAAGAAAGTCTTATGTAGTAGACCAAGATGCAGAAAATAGATATGGTACAATAGCTCAAGGTGCAACAAAAGATGGTAAAGAAGTTCCACTTACTTTACGTAAAAAAGGTGGTGGATTAAAGAAAACTAAGTACATGTCTAAAGGTGGAGCCATGAAAAAGACTAAGTATATGTCTAAAGGTGGTGCTGTAACAAAAAGAAAAAAAGGTGGTATGGTTGGAGATGGTAACCAATTTGTAGCATCATTTTATAAAGGAGATAAATAATGCAAATAAAAACTAGCACTTTAATAGTAGGAGCTAATGCAAGAACTATTAATAAATCTGTAGGTAAAGTAACAAGTGCTCATCCAACTGGTCAAGGTTATGGTAAGGCTAGAAGAGGTCCACAAGTTACAGGGCAAATCGAAGCTCAAGTTAAAGAAGAGCCTAGAGAATATAAAACTCAGGGAGAATAATTATGCCAGTAGCAAGAGTAGGAATTAAAAGCCTTATTAAAGGTGTAAAAAAAAGAGCTAAAGGAAGAAAAAAATTTACAGATAATTATTCTAAAGCTTATAAAGATAGAAAAGAAGGAATAAAATCTGGAGAAGAAATACTTCAATCAGAAAAAGATTTTCAAAAAAAAATTAATAAATTGAAAGGAACAAAATCAAAAACAAAAAAAGCTGCAGGTGGAGTAATTAAAAAAATTACTAAAAAAGTTACTGAAGGTGTAAAAAAACGTGGTCGTAAATCTAAAAGAGGTAGACCAAAAAAGAAAGTAGAAGAAGTTAAAAAAGTTACTACTAAGAAAAAACAAGACCCTTTTAAAGTTATAAAACAAAAAGGTGAAAGTGATAAAGCTTTTAGTAAAAGAAAAAGAGAAATAACTAAATTAAGAAAAGCACAAGAAAAAGAATTATCTAAAGAAAGAGCTACAAAGAAACCTACTGAAAAAGATAGAACTGAAGCTTCTAGAGTTATACCTCCTGAAAGAAAAGATATGAGTAGAAGAGGTTTTCAAAGAAGAGTTAAACAAGGATTAATAGGTGTAACTAAAGAAGGTAAAACTAAAAACATAGGTAAGTATGCTGAACCTCCTTCAGAGATAATGGAAAAGTTTGGTTATACTAAAGGTAGTAGCAGAGGAAGTGGACAAGAGTTTACTGAACAAGAATTAAAAAGAAAAGGTTTTACAATTAAAAAAGCAGGTGGACCATTAAAAAGTATACCTGCAGGAAATAAAGGATTACCTAAGTTACCAACACCTGTAAGAAATAAAATGGGCTTTAAGAAAAAAGGTGGTAAAGTTCAAAAGAGAGCAGGTGGTGGAGTTGCACTTAGAGGTTTTGGAGCTACAAGAAAAATATAATGCCTAGAAAAAAAATAAAAGGTAAAGGCATGAAAGGCATGACTATTGGTAAGGGTGATAAAAGACCTACTAAGTCAGGTGCAGGATTAACAGCTAAAGGTGTAGCAAAATATAGAAGACAAAATCCTGGAAGTAAATTACAAACTGCTGTTACTGAAAAGAAACCAACAGGTAAAAGAGCAGCAAGAAGAAAGAGTTTTTGTGCTAGGTCTGCAGGACAAATGAAAAAGTTTCCTAAAGCAGCGAAGAATCCTAACTCAAGATTACGACAAGCAAGACGCAGATGGAGGTGCTAACTGTCATATTTAATAAGCAATATTCCTCATTTTAAATGTTGGGTAAGAAAAGAATTTACAAATAACCACATAGATTATCATGGCGAATATTTACATGGACTAGCGATAGCAGTCAATACAATACCAGATAGATGTTTAAGTTTTCAAGTAGTCT